GTCAAAATTCATATTTGAAAGTTTGAGGTAGCGAAATGGCACGCAAGCCGACCGCTCCGCACCTCAAGGTCCTGCAAGGCACCAGCCGCCCGGATCGCGAAGTGCCGGATGCGCCCGAGTACGACCTGATCGAGGACTTCCCCGAGCCTCCTATCCACCTGAACGCCGATGGAGCAGACATGTGGAACCGGCTTGGGCCGCAGCTGGTGGCGGCACGCGTACTGCAGGTCGTCGATCTGTTCTCGCTGGAGCAGCTTTGCTTCTCCTGGCAGCGCTTCCGCATGAAGGCGAAGGCCGGAATGGAAATGACCGCTGCCGAAGACACTGCGCTCAAGGCGCTCTTTTCGGAGTTCGGCATGACGCCTGCCAGTCGCCGCAAGGTGGCGTCCGGCGGGGACAAGCCAGCCGGTAACAAATTCGCATCGAATGGAAGGCCCAAGGCGTAGCAATGGCAAATGATCGCGATTACGTGCAGATCGCGATCGAGTACGCCAAGGGCGCCATCGCGGACAAGCATCGGAAGAAGCACGGCAAGCTGATTCGCCAGGCCGCGAAGCGGTTCATGGACGACCTCAAGCGCACGAAGAAGAAGGATTGCCCGTTCATCTTCGACCCCTGGCACGCCAACGACCCCTGCGACTTCATCGAGAAACTGCCGCACGTCGAGGGGAAGTGGGACAAGCCAGAGATCGTGATGCACCCCTCGCACATCTTCTTTGTTGTGCAGCTGTTCGGATTCCGCAAGCGCGAAGGTGCAGAGATCGAAGGCTGGGGATATTTCCGGCCGCGCCGCTACACCTCCGCTCTGTTCGCGGTGGCTCGGAAGAACGCCAAGTCCACCCTGGCATCGTCCATCCTGCTGTATTGCCAGTGCTGTGAGCCCGAAGAGGGCGCGCAGGTAATCAGTGCGGCGACCACCTTTCCGCAGGCCTCGATCATCTTCAACACCGCCAAGCGGATGGTCGAGAAGACGCCAGACCTGCGAGAGGCGTTCGGGCTGGAGACCTGGGCGAAAGCCATCAGTCGCGTGGAGACCGGCGCTACCTTCAAGCCGATCCACGCCAAGGCGTCCACCCAGGACGGTCTGAACCCTTCGCACGTGGGGCTGGACGAGATCCACGCCCACAAGTCGGCGGACCTGCTCAACGTACTGACCTCTGCAGCTGGTGCGCGCAGCAACCCGCTGTGGCTCTACACGACGACCGAGGGCTATACGAATCCCGGCCCCTGGGCCGAGATCAGGATGTTCGCCAAGAAGCTCCTGGCAGGCTTGTTCGGCACCACTGCAGACCACTTCCTGGTTGTGTTCTATGCCGTAGACGAGGCTGACAAGTCGGCTGGCATCAAGGCCGATGAAGAATTTGATGAGAGGGTCTGGATCAAAGCCAACCCCCTGATGGACGTCAACCCGCACCTGATGGCGGCTATCCGGAAGGAGGCCGTCGAAGCCAAGCAGATGCCGTCCAAGCTGGCTGAGTTCCGCATCAAGCGGCTCAACCGCCCGGCATCCACTGCCGAGGGCTGGGTAGACCTGAACAAGTGGCAGGCCTGCGGCGGCGAGGTGGACCTGGCCTGGCTGCGCGAATACCCCTGCTGGGGCGGGCTGGACTTGGCCAGCACTGCAGACATGTGCTCGTTCCGCCTGGTTTGGCTGGTGGAGGGCATCTACTACACCTACGGCTGGCGCTGGGCACCCGAAAGCGCGGTGGCGTATCGCACCGAGCGGGGCACCGTCCCGTACCAGTCGTGGGTTGAATCAGGCCTGCTCAAGCAGACCGAGGGCAACGTCACCGACTACGCCGTGATCGAGGCGGACGTCATTGCCGTCTGTGAGAACTTCAACGTCCAGGTGATCGCCTACGACCGTTGGAACGCCAGTGATCTGGTCAACCGGTTGGTGGCCGCTGAGCTGCCGATGATGGAGTTCATCCAGGGGCCGCGGTCCTACCATCCGGCCATGCAGACCCTGGAGCGAGCGTATATCTCCGGCAAGCTGGCTCACGGCGGTGACGAGATCCTCAACTGGTGCGCATCGAACTTGATCGCGCGACGCGACGACAACCTGAATATGGCGCCCGACAAAAAGCGCAGCGCCGACAAGATCGACGACATGGCCGCCTTACTGATGGCCATCGGTGTATCCAGTGTCGAGTCCGAAGAAGCGGATGACGACGACTTCATGAATGCAATACGGAATCCTCTGATCGCATGAGCGCACTGACTGCTTTTTTGCTGGCATCGCTGGCCGGCTTCGGCTTGCTGTGCGCTGGCGTCTGGATGCTTGCCGGCACGGCCTGGGCGCTGATCGCAGGGGCGGGCTCTATGTTCTGTATCGCCGGATTCATTCGCAGGGGCATGACCAATGACTAAGCCCTTGCTGCAAGCGTTGTCGAGATCCGCCGCAACGCCCTCCGCGAGCCTCGGCGGCTGGCTCGGCCGGACGATTCGTCTGACTGACGGTGCCTTTTGGGGGCAGTTCATAGGTGGGCAGTCGAGCTCAGGTAAAAGCGTCAGCGTCGACACCGCGATGCGGGTTTCCGCCGTCTGGGCATGCGTGCGGCTTATTGCGGAAACTATCGCCACGCTGCCTCTCGGCCTGTATCGGCGGATGCCTGATGGAAGCCGCGCGGCCGACGCTGATCACCCGCTTTACAGCGTGCTCGCTGTGTCGCCAAACGAACACATGAGCCCGGTCCAGTTCTGGGAAGCGATGCTCGCCAGCATGCTATTGCGTGGCAACGCCTTCGCGCAGATCCATCGTTCAGGTAACCGGGTCGTCGCGCTGTCCTTTCTGCTGCCGCACCGCATGCGACTAGTCACCGAAAACGGGGTTATTCGCTACTTCTACAGCTTCAGTGATGGAGAGCGAGAGCTTTCGGCGGGTGAGGTGTTTCACATCCCCGCGTTTTCGCTAGATGGTCGGATTGGCTTATCTCCGATCAGCTATGGCGCCGACGTCATCGGATCGGCGATGTCAGCTGAGGATGCGGCCAACGGCACATTCAAGAACGGAATGATGCCCACGGTCGCCTTCAAGGTTGATCGGGTGCTGAAGCCGGAGCAGCGCGATGAATTCCGCAAGTACGTGGAAACCGTCAGCGGCGCCATGAACGCTGGCAAGTCTCCCGTTTTGGAAGCGGGCGTTACTCCAGAGTCGATCGGCATCAACCCGACCGATGCGCAGCTGCTGGAGACACGAAGCTGGAGCGTCGAAGAAGTCTGTCGATTCTTTCGTGTTCCGCCCTGGATGGTCGGACACACCGAGAAGAACACCAGTTGGGGCTCAGGCCTGGAGCAGCAGGTGATCGGCTTTCTGACGTTCTCGCTCAGCACCTGGTTGCGGCGTATCGAGAAAGCGGCGGTCAAGCAGCTGCTTCGCCCTGAAGAGCGGCTGACGCATTACGCCGAGTTCGCCCTGGAGGGCCTGCTGCGCGCCGATAGCGCCGCTCGCGCCTCGTTCTACAGCACGATGGTCCAAAACGGGATCTACACCCGCGACGATTGCCGCGTGCGCGAGAACCTCCCGCGCCGTGGCGGTAACGCTGACGTGCTCACTGCCCAAACCAACCTCGCACCACTCGACGCACTGGGGCAAACCAGCGACGGCCAGGCCGCTCGCGCCGCCCTGCAGAACTGGCTCAACGCCGACCCCGCCAAGGAGTAACCCATGAAACTGAAAATCCAGTCTCGCGGCCTGCGCAGCGAGCTGAGCCCGCGCGCGCTCGAGAAATGGAACCCGGCCATCCAGGCGGCGGTGGAAAACACCTCCGACACGATCACCGTCTACGGCGTGATCGGTGAAGACTGGTACGGCGAGGGCGTAACGCTCAAGCGGATCGACGCAGCCCTGCGGGCCATCGGAGAACGCGACGTCACCGTCTACATCAACTCGCCCGGCGGCGACATGTTCGAAGGCATCGCCATCTACAACCGCCTGCGCGAGCACAGCCACAAGGTGACTACCAAGGTGCTCGGCATGGCTGCCAGTGCAGCATCGGTCATCTACCTGGCCGGCGTAGA